CCGCCACCCCCGGCCTGGACAGTTTGGGACAGCATGAAGTAGTCAGATCCTGCTGCAGGTGGGCTGCTAAACGAAAGGTCTTGCGTTCCAGGGACAACGTTGTAATCAACGCCCGGCTGTTGCAGCACGCCGGACAGCACCAAGATCGTTGAGTTGACTGAATCAATGATGGTTTGCAGCGTGAATGACGTACGGGCACCGTCGAACGCTTCGTTAATCGTGATCGCTGTGGTTTCTGTTGTCTGGTTCGACCAGTTGTTGGTATTGGGGTCATAGAACAGTGCGTCACCAGCCTGCGGGTTGCTGATGTCAACATCCAGCAAGTCATCAAGGCGCAGCAAGGCAGAACCGCCGCCGCCAGACAAAGTGTCGATGCGAACCCAGTTTCCGGCCTGATCGATGCACAAAACCCAGTCACCTTCATCGAAGCCCGTAGCTGGAACAACACCGATGTTTGAACCTGCTGTATCAACGACTAAGTAAGTACCACTAAGCGGGTCAGTTGCAACTGGAACGGCTTGTCCAATAGTGAAGCCAGCGGTTCTGCCATTGTCGGTGAGCGTAGTAATTAAACCTGTATTGGCGTCAACTGTGCCGCAAAATCTTAAATTGTCTTGCGCAAGGCGACCAAACCCAACCGAAAAGAAACTATTCCCATTGAACATGCGTAGCTGTCCAGTGGATTCTTGGAACCACATCATTCCGATGTGAACACCACTTAAGTTGGTAGGTTCTGCTTCCTGAATAAATGAAATTGAATAATTTCCTAGCTTGTCTCTAGTTATTGCATCATCAGCAATACGGGCATTATCAAATTGGCCGGTGTTGATAATGCTGGCGTCTAACGGTGGCACCTGTCCAGGGATTAGCTGCAGACTTCCGCCGGTAACGTGACCAAACCCATCCACATTGACGGAAGCCAAACCATCTGCTGCAGCAAACCCAGTTAGCTCATGCCTAAGCTGCCCTGCTGCATCAACAGTTAACGGGTTATCAGCAGCGGTTGGAACGCTTACCGCGCCAATTTGGGTGGTAGTGGCCGCAGGTAAATCTGACCCAATTAATCTAGCCGTGCTTCGGATATGTCCATGCTCGTCAAATTCAATTCCGCTACGGGTTCCTGCAGCAATTAGCGTCAGGTGGTCAATAGCACCCAGACCGCTAACGGTTAAACCGCTGCCAGCAGGGACGCTGATTGCGCCAATAGTTGAATCAGTCGCAGGTGGTAAATCTGGACCCTGGAGCGGGATTGCCCCCGTGATTAATCCTTGGGCGTCCCAGCTGATACCGCTTGTCGTAGCGGGAATAACAGAGTTGATGATTCCGACATTGGTGCCGTTATTACTTACGCCACGATCAAACGTATCGTTAGTAAATTTACTAGGGCCAACAGTCGAGTTGGTTATCTTTGCGCCATCTATGCCGCTTGCAATTTTGTCATCTGTGATTGCAGCATCACGGACTTTAGTTGTAGTAACTGCGCCGTTGGCGATCTTACTTTCTGTTACCGCTCCTTCGTTTAGCTTGTCCCCTGACAATGTGGCATCAGCAATGATAGAGCCGGGCAAGTCATCCTCAAGCTCTTCTATTGTTATCGTGCCATCGGCGATAACAGAGCCAGGTAAATCATTATCGTTAAGTGATAATTTATCAACAGTGACGGATGCCGCTGACAGGTTGGCATTACTGACGCCTCCGGTTTGGATAACCCGGTCATCGACTGAGTTTGTGGCGAGGGCACCATTATCAACAGCACCAATCTGGATGGCTGCTGTATCCACGCTGGCATCAGCCAGTTCAGACGCACCGATGGCGTTGGGTGCAATGACCCTTGAGGTCAAAGTGTCTGCAATTAGCTTTTCATCTGCGATCGTTCCATCCGATATGTCATCGCCGCTGATGCTGTCGCTAGCAAGGATTGACCAATCCAGTTTGTTGGGGTCGATCGTGCCGTCAGGTAATTTTTGAAGCGTGCCAACAACTAGATCAACAGCCGTAACCTTCTTGGTCTCAACTGCCGACCTATCAGCGATGGCTAGTTCATCACGGTCTTGGAGCTGCGATTCAGTCAGCTGCGGCAGTTTGCTAATTTCGGTGTCTGGCATTGCCGACCTTACTAGACCAATATCGCAATTCTACTCGGCAATAATTATGCGGCTTCCGTCTTCCTTGAGGATCAGGCTGACGCCGTCCTCTTGCAGCAGATAGGCCGGTGGTATGCCAGTCATCAGTCTGAACTGGCCCGTGGTCACAAAATCAATGGTGGATGTGATGGCCTGGTCTGCGTCAACTGAAACTGTTGCGCTAGTGACGATGCACTCGGCTTCGTACCAGACAGAGTTGGTGTTGGGGTTTTGATCCCGGTAGACAAAAAAGCGCCCGAAGAAATCAGCGCCTTGTGTGATACGAATACAGAGTTGCGCTAAGTATGCAACAAATTCTGCACCACCGGGGCATACATCAGGGCCGCAAGGTAGGTAACGGTGCTCCCAAAAACAATCAATCTTTCCTTGGCCTTGGATTAAACCTGCTTCGTATTGTTGAATAAATTGACTACCTAAAATTGTTGTATCGACGGTATTTCTTTCCGTCGTAAAATCATATGCAGTTACTTTCCCCAGTGGTGTAAAGGTGTCTGAGCGGGTTTGCATTGTCAACTCTTGCCTGCCGGGCCAATCAACTAGCTCTACAGCGTCTTGTAAATTACCTGTTAGGGCTTTTGAGAATGAGTCATATAGGCGCAGCCCACCCAGGGCATCTATGAACATAAAGCCGCGCCAGTCAGGAAAAGCGTGGTTGGCTATGAAATGTAAGTTGGAGCCATCCTTAGTCGCAATGTCAACTTGGTCGCCAGCTATGAATACTCCTAAAAAATCCTCTTGGGGACTGAAGCGGCGTTTTTCTACGGATACGTCGCCATCAAGCAGCGTCATGTCTGCCGCTTGACCTGCCTTTCGCTGTAGTTCAATCCCGCCAGAATCGCCGAGGTAAACGGTCATAAGAAATCAATACTGCCACTCGAAAGGCGCACCCTGTGCCTCCCACGACACCTCAGCCGAAACCACTTCGCCCACGCTGCAGGTCAGCGCAAAGCTAGTGATATAGGCATACATCTGCGTTGAACGTGTTGCAGGCCCGCTACCTCCAGGTAATGAAAGCTTGATCAAAACCATCTGAGGCGTTTTTGCGCTGCTACCAAAATCTTTGCTGTCAGGACTATTAGGTTGCCCGGTTTTGATTAGGTCGTGCCCCATCAAATGCACGTTGCTTCTGTTTAAGGCTGACTCTTCGTAATACAGAAGAGAGGCTTGACCCGTTGTAGATCTGACGCCATTGATGATTGTCTTATCCACGTCAGACAAGCAAGTGGTGTCAAGCGTTTGCTGCTGCGTGGTGTAGCTCCAGTTTTTTAGCCTGCCAACAGCAACATATCCTGCGTCTCCGGCAGTTTGGATCTCTAAACTGCCGTGTTGGCCGGAGAAATACATGCCGAATAAGTGACCAGTGACCCTATTCTAAGCCCCGTACAGAACACCTACAAATTGGACGCTGACGGTGCTAACGCCTGGGTAGACGCTTGTTAGCTGGGGCGCATCACTGTATCGCCAGCGCAAAAGATCTTTGCCGGTTTGAATCGCGTCCTCATCTAAGAGTTCTGTATTCACGCCTTGAAACCCAGCGTCTTTACCAAAAATCACATAGTCATCACCGCGCACTGACTCGTAGTGCTGCAAGATTTGCATTGCCTTACCGTCGTTGATGTTGGCAAAATTCAGCGTTAACTCTGCGTTGACGAAGTTTTGTCCGTACTGCACAAACGAAATTGCACCGTTTCTCGCTTCAAACTGGGTCTCTGGCAGTTTCCCTGGTTTGTATGTCCTGCTGGTTGGGGGGATGTCTTGAGGGAATTTACGCGCTGTCATTAGTAGACCTCCTCAACAAAGTCAAAGTCTGCATCCCAGTCTAAAAGCAGCAGTTGACCTTGATCATTTAAAGGTGAGAAAGAACCGGCTACTTCAACCAACCCATCTTCGGCGTAGCTCAAGCTTTCGCACTTATAAACGCGGGCTTCAGTCTTATCAGTCTTTTGACAAAACAAACAACCAAACAGTTGCTCCTTGGCAACCTTGTTGTTGTTGACTGCTGTTGTGGTGCTGTTCACTTCTGTAGAACCTGGCTTCCAGTACACAACATCGATTACAACACCCTCACCAAGTGGTTCGCTGGTGGTGATGTTGCCTTCAAAGTCAACGCTGCCACTGGTGAACCGGTCGGTGTGAGTCGATTTACTAGCAACTCGAAAATACTCGCCAGGTTCCAGGTTCATGGCTGACTGAGGAGTGGTCTCGAACTTGATGCCATGGTCTACAAGCTGACGAATCTTCAGGGCATAACGCAAGAACATCCGCGCATGATTCTCATTGGTCATAAACCCGC